TCTTTCAGCGTCTTCAGCTTGTCTTTTGTCTGATTGATCGCATCAGAGAGCGCTTTCTGCTTCTGTGTCAGCAGAACCGTGCTCGATGGATCCATTTTGAGGAGCTTATTGACGTCACGCAATCCGCTCTGCGTCTTATTGATCGCAGCGTTCGCCGATTTGATCGCCTTATTCAGCGGAGTGGCATCTGCTCCGATTTCGATTGTAATGCCCTGAATGCGTTTGCTTGCCATGTTTCAATCCTCAAAATTTGTCAAAATCACTCTGCCCGGCAACTTCTCTGTATTTGATAGCATCGTTCCCGGATTCCGTGATCATATCCAACACCATCCCATAGTCGAGCTGTTCCAGGTCAAAAACAGACAGACCTAGCTGGTATGCTCGCAACAGGAATAAGGGAGTGTTCATTTCCCTTTCGGTTTTACGTCCTTTTTTTTTGGTTCGGACTCGTTCACGCTTGTGCCGTAGTAGACCGCCCAGATCTCGTCAGCCGCTTCGACAAAATCCATGCCGCCGAAGCCTTCAAGCCACTCAATAAACGTGTCCGCGTTCTGTGCCATCATGTCCGCCTTCTTCGCTTGCTGGTGCATTACAAACGCCAGCTCCGGAGCCATGCTCACCGCGATGCTCCGCTCTTTTGCCGCGTCCATGAGGCTTTTAATTAAATCTTTATGGAAAATCTGCTGGAACCGGATTGGTGTCGCAGCATTGGAGAGCAGATCCACCGTCTGCCCTCCGATCTGAATTGTTTTGAACATATTGGTTTCCTCTCCTTCATTAAAAAAACGACCTGTCTTAGGTCGTCACGATTACGCTCGGTGCAGTCGGCTGATATACCGCCGTGTCCCATGCAGCATAAGCCGTAGCGTCGGTGTCTTCTGCGGAGCGTGCTTTCACGATATTCGTGTTCAGTGCGCTGTTGAATACGCTCGTTGCAGTGAGAGACAGGCTTTCCGTGCCGGGCTCGATCGCGTCCTCGATGGTCTCGCCTTCGATGGATGCCCGCGAAACCGTGCAGTTATAAAGGACGTGCTTGATCGCATTCACGTCGCCGTCGAACTCGAACAGCAGAGCGAAGTGGATTGGAGCAGCGTCCTTGTTCTCGATGAGAACGCCCTTGCCGTCAACGATGTCGCCCATGATGGTCTCACGGAAGTCGTCCGGGATCAGAGCCATCTCAAGGTCTCCGGAATATCCGTTGTTTGCCGCTGTCTGGAAATAAACGATCCCGTCAGCGTAGAACTTGTTCTCATCGCCTTCAGGATCAAGAGACAGGGACACAGCACCCGGCCATTTCACCGGAGTATCATAGGTTGCAGTCCCGTCTGCCGCCACGTCTCCGCCTGTCATTTTTGCGTAATAGACGTTTTTAAGGTTGTATCTTACTTTGTTTGCCATTTTTCAATCCTCCTCAATCATGATTGAAGTGTTAAAGGTTACCATGTATAGCTTTTCCGAGTCGATGTAGGTCTCGACCCTTGACCATGCCAGACCGTGCGACCTGAGAACATTCTCCACCGCCGCTTCTGATGCAAAGTCCTTGCTATCCGTGTACAACTCGATCACAAGCGACGTGATCTTCTTGTAATTGATCCCGTCTGCTTTCAGATCAAAGTCCTCCGGATAGTAAAAACATATGAATGGCGGAGCAACCGCCGTGTTTTCATCGAATTGATAGTATGAGAACGGAAGCCCGATCTCTCTCACCATCGATGCAGCTTCTTGAAGTGTCATAGGTTCGCCTCGACCTTTCGTATGTATTCCTGTGTGACCATGTCCTCGACCGGCTTGATGTGGACTCTGCCCGGAGTCCGCCCGCCGTTTCTGTTGGCGTGACCGTTCTCCAGCAAGTGCGGCAATCCCGGATATTTGGCGTTGTAGATCGTTCCCTGAGCGGAGAACCGCCCAGTTTCAACTTGCGATGTCCACCCGGTACCGTAGCGCCCGCGCGGCAGATCCACGTTATTGAACATACTGAGCGACTCGTTTCGGAGAGCATTCGCGCCCTTTTTCGTGACTGCTGCCGTGATCTCCTGCGTCTTGTCAACGACTTCGCCTTCGTACTCCTTCAGGATGTCAGCGATAGCATCTCCAAGTGTCGACAGAGTGCACTTTTTACGCGCCATTGGTGCCGCCTTTCCGCTCGACATAAAGCTCGATCGTGTCTGTGGTCGTTTGGTATTTCCGGTACACGCTAAATGCTTCGCCCTTGTACTCGACGATTGATTCTCCGTCATAATCTCCGAAGAACATGGTCATTTTATACTGGGGATTCAGACCGTTGCGCCCGCCTTCGAAAAACTCATAAGCCGGAGCGCTGACTACCCGCGCATAGACCTGCCTTGACGTCCGAGTCGGTCGCCACACGCCATAAGCGTCCTGAACGCGAGTCTCACTTATCAAATTGATTACGTCTGATCTGTCCATTCCGTGTACCCCGTCGCCATCGAAAGTTGAGCCTTCTGCTCGTCATAGGACGCTTTCAGCCTGTCATAGATCTCCGCCTTGTCCGGTTCGCCAAAATTGATCTTGCAGTATGTGACGATCGCCCGCTCGCAGATAGCATCAAGCGTCTGCGGCAGTACCACGCCCGCAATGCCAAGATCGATCTCAGCCGCCGCGATCAGGTCGTTCAATTCAGAATCAAATGCGTCCGTCGTGATCCGGAGCGCCAGCTTTACCTTCTCAAGCATTTTCATACCTCTCAAATTGTTCCTTGCCGTAGACATATGTCCCGACATGACCGATTTCCGTTCTGGAGTCGCAAAACAGATGCTCACCCGCTGAATGTGCCCGCAAACAAAAGGACAAGTCCTCACCGAAGCCGGGATGCGGCATGAATAGCATCCGACCATACCGGTCAACAATGCGCTTCAACCCTTCCACGCTCATCATGACGAACCCGAATCCGAATGCAGCCACTTCGAAGAGTGCGTCCTTCGGATAGTCCTTCATGACTGTGCTGGTCGGGATCAACTGTCCTGCTTCGTTCTTGTCAATGAAGCATTCGGAGAAGATCACCGGCGTGAATGGCGGCTTGCGCTTAAACGCCAGACCGCACACGAAGTCATAACCGTGATCCATGTCCTGCTCTAGATATGCAACATCGGCAGCAGTGAACACCATGTCGGAATCCGACCACAAAATCCGGTCGAACCCGCCGTCTATTGCCTTAGCAATGAATTGGTTGCGGGTGTCGTACACAAGCGATGACGCGCCAAACTCGAACTCATATCCTTCTTTGGTTCGTATGCTCATAAGCGAGCTGACAAACTGCGTGTGCATCATGTCCATGCACGGCACTGCAACCAATGTTTTCATGATAAACTCCTCTGTTTATCGATCTTATGACTGCGCGAAACGAACGAATGCGCTAGTATCAAGCAGCTCGCCGTCTGCAAGGCAAGCACCTCTGAACTGAATGTTCGTGGTCGTTGCAGTCTCGAACGGCTTCACTTCCAGAGCCTTGAAGATGTTCACCTTGTATGCCTTCGGATCGCCATAGAAGACGGTCTCTTTGCTGGAGATGACTGCCTCGCTCATCAAAACGACATCATGACCGAAAAGACGGAACTGGAAGCCGTCGTTGATCACATAATCGTTCAGCTCGGTGAGCGGCATGATGTTCTCATAGAACATTTCAGGACTCATGATCCAGATAGCGCCGTTCTGATACTGTCCATCAAGTGCCGCCATGATCTTCAGGATGGATGCCTTCGTCACGGTTGCCGGGATCTTGGACGCGTTAGCCGCAACAGACTCCTTCAGACCTTTCAGGGCATTCGTACCGGAACCAACAAGAATGTCCTTGTTGATCGCATAGCGGATGTTGTTCGTCAAGTTGTCAACGATCCAATCATGGATTGCGGGGATTGCCATGTGATCAATGTCAGCCCCGACAGTGAGCAGTTTCACATACTCATTCGGGATCAGGTCAACATAGTCGACCACATCGCTGGACTCGGTGATGGTGCCACCAACTGCCTGAGAGGATGCTGCGTTGTTCGTGGTTGCCTTCGGGAACCGCACATAGTTTGCGAACTGGCTCACATCAACCTTGCCAAGCAGCTCAGCCGGTTTCACCAGCTTGTCCCATACCGCATTCACGGTCATGGTCGGGATCACTGCACCAGCGGATGCAAGAGCGGAACGCTCCTCCTCATTCAGCTCACGGCCGACAATCTTTTTCGTCCATGCGTCTCTGTACTCGATTGTTTCTACTCCAAACATTTTTTCTTCCTTTCTGACCTCTTCTGCGACGGTCTGAACTACTGCGCCAGCACCTTCAGCAACTGCCTTGCGTACCTCTGCGCGTTTCTCTTCTGCTTCTTTGCGAGCCTCAAGCTCTGCATTGATGGATCTGACCTCTTCCTCAAGAGCGTCAAGATCCGCGCCTTCGCCTTCCACTTCGGTGGCGATGGCTGCCTTGCGAGCCTCAAGCTCGTCAATGCTCATGTCTTTCATTTCCATCTCTCATACCTCCGTCAGGATTTTGATTCTTTGCTTCTTGCTCTCGATCGCCCGCATTTCAGCCCTTGCGCTCTCCAGCGATTCCTTTGCGCTATCCAGCGCATCAGACAAGCCTCTTGCTTGAATCGATGTAGCCTCATATGCCGGGAAGGTCACCGCAGACACTTCGAACACTTTCGTAAACTTCTCGATCTTCCGCTTCGGATGATCCGTGTCCAGGTCTTCCCATCTATCCTCACCGACCCGAAACATGAAGGACATTCCGGAAATATCCCCACGTTTTACGGCCGAATAAAGGCTCTTTGCTTCTGCATTGTTATCCACGTCAAGATCAACTCTGATGTTCATCCCCACGCCCGGAACGACTTCCATCTGCATGGTGCTGTTTGCGTTGTTATTGCGCGACCGTGCGAGCGGGATCATGTCCGTATTGTGGTTCACTAAAAAACGGACATCCCGAAGATCAGTGTCCGTCAATGCTCCATCCATGATGGTTTCTTCATACCAGCCCATATCGGTTGGCTCGTTGTAAACAATCGGCTGTCCGGTGATGAAAGCGCCGTGTTCTTCGCTCTCCTCTGCCCGGATCTCAAAGTCAAACGCTCTGATTTCCTTTTTCATCGTTGTTTCCTCCGTTTATCTTTTCATCTGCGCTCCAATATTCGCCGCGAATGATATACTCCTGTCCTTCGCCGTTCGGAAGTGGCGGAAGATTCCAGATCTCCCTGACTTCATCGCGGTTCAAAATGCCGCGATCTGCAAGTTGAGCAGAAACATCAAGCTTCTCCTGATTGCTCATGTATTGCAGCCGGTTTGCGGTCGCCATGATCTTGTTTCCGCGCCCCTGTTCCAGTAACGTGAAGAGTGCCTTTGTCGTGACTTCGCTGAACTGGATCGCAAATGGCTCGACCGCGCCTTCATAGAACGCCGTCCATTTGTCACCGTATGCCCGGTTCATCAGCACGTCCTCATTCACCATGTAATATTCGTATACGTTCTTCCGGATCAGCTCCAACTGCTTATCATCAATCACCCAGGGACTCGCTTTGACCTGGTTGATGTTCTGATAAGTGTTCGGGAAAAGAAGAATCCCGCCGCCCTGAGCATCGCGGGAGAAGTTTTCTTCGGTGAACCGTTGGCGCTCCTTCTTCAGATCCTCTGCTTTTGCAAAATTATTGACTTGTGCATAGAAACGATATGTCGCCGCACTCTTGACGCCTTCCTTGATGCCCTGATTCTGCATATGGATCAATTCCATCGTGGGCAGCAGTGCCGTGTTGTCTTCGCCAAACAGATCGTTCTTGAGCTGGAACTTCGTCATGATGCCGCAATTCTTCAACTCAATAGCCGCCCGGTCGCCGTTGGAGAACTCATATCTCAGATATGGCGTGTTCGCGTACTGCACGATGGTGCACCGGGAAGGAAGCGGAGCATAGATGCCACTCACTTCGCCGTACTGGTCATAGATCGGCGCGATAAATGCCGTGTTGTGCACATCCAAGATGGTGGACAGCCTATACATGAACTGCGACCAACTCTGAAACGCATTCGGAGCGATTCTCAACTTCTTCTGGAGTGCCGGTTTTGCCTGTCCCAGCGTCTCCACTCGGAGTTTTCCGCAATGGATCGCTCTTGCGTTGATTGCCGCGCGGATCAGCTCCAATTCGTAGATGCTCCCCTCGTAGGATGTGAACACCGGAGTATATCCGTTCAGCATCTTGAAGTCTCCGCCGAACTGTCCCGCCGGTTTTGGTCGGTTTTTGAAAAGTAGATCAAATAAAGACATTTTCTCGCCCTCTTTTATGCGAACTCCCAATGATACCCGCCAGCCGTGTTATAATGTTTTTTTCTTCTACAACACCCGGAAATACCTTTCTTATTTATACCGGTGTCCCTCGATGCGTCATTGATTGATTCGTATTTTTGGCCTGTTTCAAGACAAATAACACACTTTTTATCTGCACCACCAGCATGATGCTCTTTCATTCTGCGCTTATGTTCTTCGGATAATTTTTGAAGACCTTTACCCTTGCGGTTTTGGCTCATTAGCCGTTTGCTTTCATCTGTGTGATGAAAAAACTCTCCGCCATCCGTGATGTTGTATCCTTTGTTCTTATTCTGAGTTTCGTGCACCTTAATCAACCATTGTTCAAGCGCACAAGCGCTTTCCTTCTCCAACCCTTGCATGATTATTTGATGATCAAAATTATTCCAGCCGTACTTTTCAATAGCGTCAGAGAAATGTTTGTTTCTGTAATATCCTTTTCCATTTGCCCATCGACGATTTGGATCATTGCATTTCGTTATTCCAACATATTTTTTGCCATTGATCTTATTGACGTGCATATACACAGTGAAACTCATATCGTTTACCTCGCTCGTAAACTCGCATAATAAAAGGCAATCCAGCAAGGTGCGATTCCTTGTTTTCGGGAGCTACCCTAGAATTGCCTATTTACTCAATCAGTATTTTGAAGACGATCTCCTAACTCATCCCAGTCGTGTTGCCTTACACAAAAAGCATCCGCAAGAGCAGCCATTCCATCTATATGCGCTGATGGGTTTATTTTTACAAGCCTCCCACGACCTCGTTCTGTATTCATTTTTATCGCAGAATTAAGCATATGAACCTTTAAGAGATCGTTGTCTCCAATATGGACGCATCCATCTCGGAACAGTCCTTCCATTTCTTGTAGGACAGGCCACAGGTTGTCCCCTTGATATACATCCGAGCACCTGAAGCCATATCTTTCCAGATCTTGCACCAGATACTGCGCACTCTATCGGTCATAGCCTGTCATGAGCGGAAGGATTTCGTATTGCTCCACAAGCATCTTCAGCCAGTTAAAACAATCGTGATAATCCACGAAGTTATCTCCGGACGGCTCCAACAATCCACGTTGGATGTATGCGTTATATGGCAAGCCATCCCGCGCCGTCGCATCGTCGATCCGCTCAGACGGAAGCCAGAACTTCGCGAAGACATACAA